CAGATTTACCTTCATTGACATAACCACCTTTCTTTATCCAGCCATATTGTAACATGAGTTATCGTTTTTGTCGATCTATTTAGAAATTCTACACACGGTTATTTTCGTTTTTTGTTTTAAGGCGATTGCAACCGCGTTTACGCCGTCTGAAATTTTACCCTATCTGTCCTATACCCAGAACGTTCCAGGGGCAGGAAGACGTGTTGCAACTGCCTTAAAACAAAAATAAGCCCCTCCGGTGGACTTTGCATCCATCGGAGGGGTATTCTTTCATTCAGTCAGTTCGGCTGTGTCATCCGCGGGCGGGTGGACCTGATCGTTCTCTTCCGGCTCAGGATATACAGGCCATCGTGTCATACTGTTGACAATTTCCTCGATGCTTTCCCGGACGAGCTGCGTATCTACGTTATAGCCAGCACGTTTCAGTGCGGACAGGGCATAGTCCAGTTTTTCCTCGCCCTGGCCAGCGCCGAAGATCTGTTCAGCCGCATAGACAGCGATCCGGGCGGCCGCGTACAGGTTTTCCTGCTGTTTCTCAGTAGTCTTCGACTTGATCCAGGGGATCAGCTTCCATGTGATGAGGGCAGCCAGCAGGGAAATGACAGCCTGGAAGATGGGAGTAAGATCAATCATGGGGAAGCCTCCTTTCACGATTCGTCATCATGGGTTTTGAGGGACAGGAATTTTGTGCGGATATCCTTCATCACGCCGTTTTTGCCCAGTTTTTCATACTGCACCCAGAGGTTTTCAAAGGATTCCCGGGCGTACAGCGGGGCAAATCCCTTGGCGCGGTAATGGTTGTAGTATTGGATCATCTGCGCACGGAGCAGCGCCTGAACGCCTTTCTCCAGGGCAGACATGCGCGTGATCACATATACCGCCATGCCGCCCACCACTGTGAGAAATGATAGAAGCCAGCCCCAGTTGGCCTGCATGAACGAAATAAACTTCTCCATCTGTCATCCCTCACTTTCGTACTTTTTGATCACTTGATGGGCCACGGCAAACGCAGCTCTGATGGCGTTCCAGTCGGATTTCGCGATGGCCATGGCGTCCAGCTGATCGTCAGCAGTGTCCTGGTTATTCGTGTCATGCCCCAGGGCCTTTTCCAGCGCGGCCCAGGTCTGGCCGCCGACGACACCATCCACGGTCAGGCCGTATTTAGCCTGGAAACTGCGGACGGCGCTTTCTGTGTTTGCGCCAAACTTGCCGTCCACCTCGCCGCAGGAAAAGCCCAAAAGGGCAAGGCTGGTCTGTAGGGCGACCACGTTCTCCCCTTTGCTGCCGCGTTTCAGCACGCTCATGACAGCCCACCTCTCTTTCGGAACCGCGTCATACAGACCCACTGGCACAGCGTAGTGTGTCCAGGATTTGTCGATCGTTCCCTCTTTTACTTCGCCGGAGCAATGGATGATCCGGCCATCCCCGAGATGTAGGCCGGTATGTTTCTTGGTGCCGGTGCCGTCATCCTTGAAAATGCAGCAGACGCAGTTTGGCATATTTTCCGTTGTACCGCGCTCCATCCAGTTCGATTTGGTATCAAACTGGCTCGTGGCGCCTTCGCCGCTGATATCGATCCCGGCGTCCAGCAGGCATCTGTGGGTGAAGCCCCTGCAATCATAGATGTGCCGCCCCTGATACGGGCAGCCGTCGCAGGTTTTCGTCCCGGCTGTATCTGACAGCACCGGACATTTGCTGACAATCGACGGATAGCCGCTCCTGATCCGTTTTCGGCGGTTGGCCGGGGTGCATTCCTCGCCCCAGGCGCCGAACACATATGGATCGCCAATCCGGGATCCCGCGGATGTATTGACGATCTCGGCTTTTGTCTGCATGGGTTTTCACTTCCTTTTGTTTTCTGATTCAGGAAGAACCGGAAGGGGAATCCCGCGAAAGATGAATCACGCGCATCCCTCCCTTATTCCGTGACTTCCACCCAGCCGTAAACGCCGGGCTCCCAGACGTTCCTGTCAATCTGGGATTCCCACGTCTTGCCGCCATGCGTGACGCGATTGCCCCGCATATACGGGTTTGTGCTGTCCGGCTGTTCCCATTCGGGGACGCTGGTCTGGTTCCCGGTTTCGTCCGTGGGGATCAGCACGCGAGCAAACAAAGAGGGAGCCACGTTCGGCTCCCATCCTTCCTGGCTTGTATGATCCTGCAATACCTTGTAAACCACGTCTTCGTGAGACAGCCGTTTCCCGGCTGTGTATCGCTGGCCGGATCTCCACTTTTCCACGAATGCGGGATAGGCGATGATCTGTTCATCCGGCATGGCGTCGGTCTGCATTTCCAGCAGCTTCCGAAGCTGACGGGCCTGTTCCCTGGTCATTCAACCACCCCCAGAATGATATTGAGCACGTCGTCCATTTCAGCGACAGCCGACCGCATCTCCGCAACGGTCATGGGGCGTTCCGGCTCCGGCTCTTGCACAGGTTCCTGAATCGGCTCCGGTTCCGGGTCATCCGGTTCCTGGATCGTTTCGCCGTCGATCAGCAGAGCGATGATCTCGTCATACTCCGATGCGGTAATGATTTCTACCGCCGCCTCATCCGCTTGCCCGGCTTCAGGCGGCGATAGGGCCAGCCACTCAGCGTGATACAGCCGCTCGGTGATGGTGTCCTGCACGCGCTCGGCATCGTCCACGCCACAGTAGAAGAAGCGCCGTTTGGCCGCGTTCCATTTCAGAAAGGTGCATCCTGCGCCGATCACCTGGCCGTTCTGAATGATCTTGTAGTACATCATCCCTGATTCCCCCAATCGGTAAAGAAATAGCGCCGGGAATCATTCCCAGCGCTGTTATGTGTTGGCCACCGCTATGCTGTTCCGAGGAAGTCGCTGATATACAGCTGATAATAGAGCCGCGCCATGTTATGGATGGTGTGCCAGGCGTCGAACCGCTGCGCGTAGGCTCGCCAGCTTTGCCAGGTCGTCCAAATATCCGGGAAAGCCAATACCCCGGCATCCAGTTTCTTGCGCAGCTTTTTCATCTTCATACGCATTCTGGTCACGCTGCGCTTATAGATCTTCTTCACAACCTTTCCGGTCTTGGTGAGGAAGAAGCGCACCTTCAGCCAGGTAAACCCGCGGGAGAGCTTGACGATCTGGGTTTTCTTATCATTCAGGGTGATCCCCAGCTCCGCGCACACTTCACGAAGGTGTTCCCGGAGCGCCACCAGATATTCTTTGCTCTGGCTGAGGATGTATCCATCATCCATGTACCTGCCATAGCCCTTGATCCGGCAGAAGTCTTTGACGAAATGATCCAGCCGGTTTGCGCTGGCAAGCGCAAGCACCTGGCTGATCTGACTGCCCAGGCCCATGCCCCGGTCTCCGAAAGCATCGATGAAATGCTCTGTCAGGGCGAGGATCTTCTGATCAGTGAATACCCGATGCAGGTCAGCCTTGATCAGATCGTGGTCCACGTTATCAAAGAATTTGGTGAAGTCAAACAGCAGGATATAGCCTTCCGTGCCGTACCGGCGGAAGTGCCTTTGCAGATGGGCCGTGAGCCTGCCAATGGCGAAATCATAGCCCTTGTTCTTCATCGAAGCGCCATCGTCATAGATGAACGACCGCTCCAACATAGGCACCAGCGCATTGTCGCACAGGCACCGCTGCACCACGCGCTCCATGATGCCGGTGCTGCGTATATGCCGGTGCTTACCGCGCTCATACAGATCGAATTCGTGAAAGCCTGGGCTCTTGAAGATTCCGGCTTCCAGCTCCTTGAAGGTGTGATAGACGTTGAGCGGAGCGTTTGAGATATATTTCTGAACGCTCGCTTTCCAGGCGACGCCGCACCGGCAGCGTTTATAGGAACGGTACAGATTGGCATAGCTGAAAACAGCGCCATAGTCGTCAAACTTGGCACAGTTCGTTTTCTTCTTTGCCTTTCTCGCGGCTACCCGGCGCTGATACCGGGCTTCCCGCCGTTCCTCGCTCGTCATGATGATCCTCCGGCACCCCGTACCCCTGTCGGAAAGGTTGCGTATAGGGGCATAGCGTTACCAGCCATGAAATGCCGCATCACCTTCAAGCGGCACCATGCAAGCAGCGTCCGGCTGAACGCATCGAGGCGTATATTCGTCTGCTTCCGCAGACAGGTCAGGTTCTCCTTCTCTCTCCAAACCAGGACGGATTTCGCCTTCCGGCAGGAAACCATGCGCCGGGGTTACTTTGTCTGCCCAGAGAGGAGCCGCACACCAGCGCGTAGGCGTTGCTCGCGTTGTTGTTGTTGCTACCGCCGTTGTTGTTGATATTGTTGAAGTTAGAAGTATTGCCCAGGTACGGCGACCGAAGCCACCAGTTACGGGCCGACGGGTGAAATACAGAACCTAACCTGTAACTGCCTTACGGCAGTTCCTTATATCGTGCGCGATCGTTTTTCAGAACCGCACGGACAAGGCGCATTTCCGCATCCACCATTTCCATCCAGTATTTCAGCGTGTCCGGCTCGATGCCAAATAACTCCTGCGCCACTTCGAGCTGAGAC